ATATTGTTTATAAGAACTTGATACTGTTAATGTAAGTGTTCCAGCAGAAGTAGCAGTTGAATTATAAGAGAGAGAACTATCTAGCCAATTAACTGTGTTGGTTGTGTAATCAATTATCGCAAGTGAAATAGAATCTGTACCATCATAAATTTTTAAAGTAGGTGAAGTCGCAGAAGTCGTATCAAGCCATATCGTTCCAGCTACAGCACCAGAAGGAAGCGAAGTTCCTGAATGTGTAGTGTTAATAGCTTGTAATGCAGAATTAAGATCAGTTCTAAAAGAAGGAAAAGATTGATTGGCTATTACTAAATCGTTTTGTGACATATTCTATCTAATATATTATTTAAAATCCTTTTGCAATATAATCAAAAGTCCTACTTACTCCAGTATTACTACTATTTTTAAAAGCAATATCAAATCCTGATATTGTCTTGTTATTTAAAGTATAGAAATCACCAGTAGCCATTCCTTGATTAGTAATTCCAACAGCATAACTAACAGAATAAAATGGTTTTGTAAACACTACAGTATAAGTTCCAGTACCACTTACTAAATCATTTCCATTTTGAATAGTATCTTCAACATCAATCGTTACACTTAAAGCAGATACAACTGGAGTAGAAGCTAAATCATCTGATCTCATTATAAGTCTAAATTTAAAATATCTACCAGTATAATCTCCAACTACAAAGTTTCTAAATGAAGTATAAGTTACGTTATCAGTAGATGTGGCAATTTCTAAATGAGCATTACAGTTAGCAGGAGAATCTCCATCAAAGTTAGAAGCACCATCATCAAAGTCACCAGAAGCATTATCAAATAAGTTATCTATATTATCAACACTTTGTGTTAGAGAAGCAGTTACACGAACTGTGTAACTTCCGCCTATGTCAATAGGAGAAGCAAACAAATAAGAACCTTCAGCAATTAAATCAAAAGTAGTTACACCAGCATCAAAGAAGGCAGTAGCATCATCAAAGTTTCCAGTAGCAGAATCTATTAGTTCAGAAGAATCTAATCTTAAAGCACCACTATCAACATAGACATCAGTTTTAGTTCCTGAAAATGTAGGTGATTCAGTTTGTGTAGCAACAGCATTAAAGTTTCCAATCTCAGTTATGTTAGTTGCTATGATAGCTTCATTAGGAGAAAAGTTACCAGATTTATCTACAGCTTTAATTAAATAAGAACCCACTCGTGCAGGTACAGTTACACTCGTAGCTGGTCTTGCAACTTTTTCAATTAATGAAACAGAATTTTGCCAATCAGCACCACTTGTTAATGTAGAAAATCTAACAGAGTAATAAGCTAAATCTAAATCAGCTATTTGTGTCCATGACAAATGAGCATCACTTCCAATTATGTTACAAGCAAAATCTTCAACATCAGCAGGTGGTAATAATCCACCAATAATAGTTCTTGTTGCAGTAGTATAAGAAGATGACACTCCTAAAGTATTTACAGCTTTAACTCTTACAGAATATAATTCTCCATCTATAACATTTAATATTCTATGAAATAATCCTGCACCTTGTCCAAATATAATATAATCTGTATCTGCACTTAATTTGTATTCAATCTGGTAATAATCTACAAAGTTATCTAATGAAGCACCAATGGTTACATCAAGAGCAGTAATAACAACTCCATCTGAGTATTCTATTAATTGATCGTCAAGAGTTACTGAAACTGGTGCAGTTACAGAAAATACATTTGGAAGGGTTGTGTCAGGAATTACTGGTTGAGAAACTTTACTAGCCCATGTGTAAAAATCGTCTTGATGTTCTTCTAGTCCTAAATTTACTGTGCTATCTGCATTAATAGATAAAGACATTATACGGAATGGTTTGGCAGTAAAACCTGCTGTGGAATACGTTGCTGTAACTATATCTCCAATAGCTAAGTTTAATCCTTCTGAAGTAATTGTAACTTCAGCTTTTAAATTATTTCTTGATCTCTTTAATATGTTCTCGCAAATTTCTTCAGCTTGATATGGAGAAGTAACGTGCAACATATCAAAACTTCTTTCAAGAATTACACTATTATCTGCTGATAACATTGTTGCGTATTGGTCAGCTACATCTAAAGCTGAATCATCATAAGGTGGATATGAAACTGTATCTGGTTGATAATCTTTATCAGGGTTTGTAAAAGTACCAATTACACGATTGTATTTTTCAGATTTATTTTCTCCTTGAATTTTAACTTCACTTACAACATTATCTTTAGTTAATAAAAGTTCTGAACTACCAGTACCTTCTATAATAACTTTGTATTTACCTTGTGTATAATTAAAGATTGCTCTCATAGGAACAAGCAATTCTCTAACATTATCAATTAATTTTTTTTCTGAATCTAATACTGCATGAGTTTCAAATAAGTTTGTTGTTGTAATAAATTCAGTTACTGCTGTGGTATTTGTATGAGATGCGGCAGTAGTAGATAAAGCACCTCTTACACAACCAGTTAATGTGTTTGTAGATTTTCCAGTATAAGTAATTTTTTCACTATCAATTAAAATACTACCACTAGTAGGAAATGAAGTAGCACTAGTTAAGATAATAGAAGTTACAGAATTATTTATACTTCCATTTAAAGTAGTTGAAGCACCAACATAAGGAGTTACTTGTTCATCGCAAGTATCTGCTGAAGTTTTAAAAGCATCATAATTAGTTTGAAATGCACTATTAGGAAGTCCTTTTCCATATCTAGTATTTCTTAAATAATCTAAAAGAACTAAAGATGAGTTTGCAGAATAAGCCCAAGTAGAAGCTGTGTCTTGTCTATGTAAACCTGAACCACCTTTAGTAGAATCTAATCTTGGGTCATAAATCTTTTTACCTTTTAAAGTAACTCTTACTTCTGGTACTCCATTAAAAGCATCTTGATTCCATTTAAACCTTAAAGCAAGATAAGCAAGTCCTGATAGTTTATGGTCTGAAGTCCAATTAGTTTGTTCTTGTAATAGTGAAGATGCAGATTGATTGTCTAATCCATAAAATGCTTGTACTGATATTAAACTTGTGCTGTCTTTATAAAAATTAGTATCTGTGCTGTTTACTGTTCTTAATGTCGTATCAGTTAATGCACCACTCCAAACTACCAGCTTGTCATCTACATATATCTCGCTAATTTCTTGGATTCCTGAACCACCACCTTCGCAAAGTATTCCAGCAACATAAAGGTATTCATTGTCTGTGCCAGAACTCTCAACAAAAGTTCTTATTAATCCTACTTGTCTTTTTCCGTAAACAGTTGGAATAGGATTATTGTTAGCATCTTTATTAACTAAAATTCCTTTAATCTCATCACTAGCACTAAATCTTGGTGCTTTAGGTTTAGGTGCAATTAAATAACTTATTGCTGTTGTTATAATTGTTACTATGATTGCTGTTACAACTGCTTCTGGCATTATCTATGAAATCCTCTTTTATATTTTTCTGATGATCTATAAATATGATTGTCGTCAGACATTCTTATCCACTTAACACACTCATCAACTTTTAATTTAGGTTTAAAATATTCTTTAACCCAAATCATTATTTCTTTTGCATGACTTTTTGCAACAAAAGACATAACCCAAATATTCTTTCCACAATTCCATTCATTGTCTTTTAATCTTCCACTAATTTTATATCTATGTTGGACAATATCATTCATATAAGCCCAGCTAGTAAATCCTAAATCTTCTTTTCCTAATCTATGAATTTGGTATTGGTCTAAATTAATAGGTGGCAAAACCATTCCTACAATTTGTTGGTAAGTATATTTATCGTATCTTGGCATCTGTCTAAAAATATGTACTGCTCTATCTAAATCACTCATTATGCTTTACCCCACTTAATCTTTTGTGATGTTTGTGAAGAAAATTCCATTCCTTCATCACTAGGAAAATAAAGTTTCTGTGAATTAATAGATGATCTTCTTCCTGAAACCTTTTCAAAATCTGCCCAATGCGAAGCAACAATTATACTAACACTAGAACTTGTTGCGTTTTCTTCTAAAGAAAAGTTTGAAATTCTACCATCAAATAATAAAAATGGGTCTGCTATTAATGCCTGAGAACTATCTAGGAATCCTCTATAAAGTTTTGCCTGAACATTCATATAGTCATTGTTTAATAATAGACTTATGATTGTTGTATCTGCACCAGAAAATTTAAGTGTAAGATTATTAACTGATACGTCAGCAGTTTCTTGTACTTCTGAACTTCCTAAAAATAATGATGAAGCTGTATATGTATTACCATCATAACTTATATCTTTATAATGGTCTGTGTAATAAGTGCCTGTGCTAATTCCAAGATATACAAGTTCAACTGGATTTAATTTATCTGTTGCTAATTCAGTTATTAAATCTGCTGTTAATGATCTAGTCATTACAATATCTCTATAAGATCAACTTCGTATTGGAAATAGTTTTCTGTGCTAATATTAAATTCTTGAATATCACCAGTAAGTCCAACTGTAAAATCTACGTCAGAATAAATTAGAATTGCGTTATCAGATACGTTTGCTCTTAATGGTGGTTCAAAAGTTAATGTTCCTTGACCAGAACCATTAGATGATACATCTGCCATAACCATATAAACTTTTGTTTGACCAGTAAATCTAAATAAATCTCCAGCTTTAAATACTCCTGAAGTGCTGTTTGCCATTCCATCTATTGCAACAGAAGTAACTCCTGCAAGAATAGCACCATTAACTCTAATAGTTCCTGAAGCAACTCCAAGAGCATCATCAATAGTTGGTGGAGTAAATGTAAATGATTCTATTTGTGATCTTTGTTTAACTATAAAAGCAAGTATAGGTGCAAATTCTGTTCTTGTCATTATTGGAAATCTAACTCTTAATCTAAATCTTTGTCCGTCAATTTGTCTTGATTGTCGTCTGCCTGATGCAGTTGTAGTTACAATAGTATTTTGATTAGAACTAATTGCTACATCTTTGGGTGCAGGTGTTGATGGGAATGTTCCACTCATACTACGTTAGATTTTCCTTTTTGATTAGCACCTTGATTCACTAAGTTAATTATAGTTGCTCTATTATCAATTAATAATTCTTTAATACCTCTAACATCATTTGCTTGAATATTAAATGTTATATTACTTGCACTCATTCCTAAATCTTGATTGGGTACAATAGTTCCATTTGATGAAGGTATAAACATTTCTCTACCACGTTCTCCAACTGTAATAGGCATACCACCTCTAACAGAACCACCTTCTGCAAATGGAGAAACAACAGAAGCATCAATAGGTGTCATTCCACCGCCACCGCCACCAAAAGCACTCATTCCAATATTAAATAAACTTCCTAAAAAACTATTACTAGAAGAAGAAGCTGATATTGAAGCTTGTGCTACTTTTTCTTTGGTAATCATTTTTTCAATAGCTAGTTCAAGAGTTTTTCTTGCAATAATTTCAATAGAATTTTTAAGAATAGCAACTAATAAATTTTGACCTATGTTTTTAAATGTTTCTCCTAAAGACTTTCCAAGAACTATTGATTCTGCAATACCTTGTGAAAAATCGCTTATTCCTTTGTTCAAAGTATCTGCAACTATTGTACCAACATTTAATAATTGATCTAAGATTAAAGTATTTTTATCTCCGATTTTAATTAAAATTTCATCTAATGCTGTAAATTCAGAAGCTAATTTATCTGTTGCAAAATCTTCTGCTTCAAATGGTTTTGATCTTGTTATTCTTAATCCTTCTTCTAGTGCTTGTATTTCTTTTAATCTTATAGATTGCTCTCCTAAACTTTGGGTTACATTATCTGAACCCTCAATAACTTCATTTCCGTATGTAATTGATTCAAGTGTTTTTTTATTTTTAACAGCAGTTTTTTCAATGCTTCTTAATACTTTTTCTGCTTCACTTGCATTTGTAGATAATAAAGAAAATGCAGTAGCTATTCCAGTTATTGTAAGTGCGATACTGTAAAAAACTGGGTTTGCTCTAAATACTGTTGCAATACCTAGTAAAGCTAATGATAATTGTTTTACTGTATCTATTGCTTTTATAATTGCTGTTCCAATTAATACACCAATTAATAATTCAATATTCTCTTTTAAAAATTTAATTGCATTGGTTGTTCCTATTATTAAATTAGCTAAACCAGTTCCTACCGATTCTGCAAATGATTTTAATGCTTGATTGTTTTGTTTAAAAAATGTTCCTAAGTCTCCAACTTGGTTTTTAAGCACATCAAAGAATTTAGTTCCTACATCACTAGCAAATTTAAAAAATACATTTTGTAAAGCTATTAAATTACCTGAAAGACTATTTCTTAAATCAGTACCAGCTTTGCCAAATCTGCCACTAGCACCAAATTCTTTTTCAAAAATTCTTGCAGTTTCTTGTGCTGATAATTCTAATCCTCTTGGTATATTTAATATTTGTTTTAAATTAGATTCAGTAAATATCCTTGCATTAGTTAATCCTTTTGTTGTAGCTTTTCCAAATTGTTCAACTGAAGTTTCAAAATCCAAACCTAATGTTGCTGATATATTACTTACCTGCTCTAAATTTTTTGCTAATTTTTCAGGAGATGAACCTAATGCAATTAATTTTTTAGAAGCAGAAATAACATCATCTAAAGGAATTTTTGCACTTATAGCAAATTGTGTGAACTGGTCAAATGCTCTTGCCCCTTCTGAGGTGCTTCCAGTTAAATTACTTAATCTTAATTTAGCTTCTTCTGCTTTTTTACCAACATTTATTAATGAATTTACTGCTATACCAGCACCCAAACCTATTAATGCGTTTCTTAAATTAAATACTGAACCTTTTAAAGAATCAAATGCTTTGGAAGCATTGTCTATGACATTAAGTTTTATATTTAGTTGCTGATCTGCCATGCTGTAATTTTTCTCGTTCTGCCTTCACCTTAAAATATGCTATCCAATAATAAAATTCGTCTTGTGTCATACACAAAACTTCTTCCATTGATTTTTTTAATTCCTGACACAAACTTAAAATGGAAAAAAGTTCTGTATCAGTTCTTACTTTTTTTCAGCTTCCTCGTAAGAAATACCATTCAACATTTCTGTTGCTAGTTTAGCTATAACATTTGCATCAGCATTATTCAATAATGTTAGCTTGTCATCTAGCTTAAATATTTTATTTCCGTCTGAGTCTTTTGCTTTAAGAACTATTGCATCTACTAAAACTCCCAAGTCGTCATTCTTTGCACCTTTGAAAAGATTTCTCTTTTCTCCTAGTGTAAATGGTGAACAATATATTATTAAAGGTTTGCCTTCCTCGCCCCACTCAGCTACCTCTATTTTTTTGATTCCTAAAGACTCAAATTGTGTCTTAATTCTATCTATAATTTGCATATTTTTTCTTCCTCTATTTAATTAATTATTAAACTGTTGATAATGATAATGTACCAGTTCCAGTAAAAGTCATTTCTGCTTCTACTAATCCATCAAAAGATGCACTTATATTGTAAGCTGTTACAACTGCATCACCTTCGTAAAATTTATCCCCTGAACTTGCACCTTCTGGGAAAACTTTAATTGCAATTTGAGTGCCTACAACTATTAATAACTGTCCTGCGTCTGCTTCATCAAAAAATAAACTTGCTGAACCTGAAAAACCTTTCATTCCAACTTTATATGTTCTTGATGCGTCACCCATTGAAGTATCTTCAATAGTGTCAGAAGTATTTTCTAAAGTATAACTTCTTAATTCACCTATAACAGTTGAACTAATTTTTATTACACCTTCTGAGCCAGTATGTGTTGCCATTTTTTTTTCCTTGTATTGTTAATGTTAAGGTGTGCCAGAAGTGTATTGATACATAACTCGCACAACCATTCTGATACCACCAATAGGAAACAAAACTCCTTCATCAGTAGATACTTCTACTATTTGAGTTTGTTTTGCGAACCCACCTCGTGTTCTATCAGAATTTAATGAAGTTTCAATCGTAGTGATTAACTCATTACGTTTTGTGTCAATATTTGTTTTAGTTCCTTTAACAAATCCAACAATTATATAATCTGCGACTGCTTCTCTTAATGCACTTGTAAAACTTATAGTTTGATCTGTTCTAGTTTCATTTCCTGATTGTATAAAACAAGCTGGATATTGTTGTTCTGATAATTCATCAACACTAAATGGTTCTCTAGTTATTTTCTTTAAAGCAATAGGTGATGTTACAGCAGTAAGAACTGTTACTATGTTTGATGCTATATCTTCTCGTTTGCTCATTTAATAATACTTAGTTTTTTAAATTCTTGCATAAATTTATTTATGATTGGTATTTGTTCTCTTTGTCCTATTGCAAAAAATTTACGTTTCTTTTGATTGCCTAATGCTTTTGTATTTTCAAATTTACTTGCAAAATAAATAATAGCTTCTGTTGGTGATGACTTCTGAGTTATGTTAGATAACATATTTCCAAAAAAGTCTAAATTAACTTTATTATTTTGTCTGCCCATAAAAGTTCTATATTCTTTGTAACCACCTTGAAATGTTTTATAAGTTGGAGTTGCTGATCTTGGAGTGATGTTAAAGAAATATGGTTTAGTTGAATAAGGTGGGAAGGCATTACCATCAGCACTAATACCTTGTGATGTTCTTTGTTTAATAATACCCATTAAGAACTCAGCAGTTCTTCCTAAAGCAGTCTTAACTATTTGTGGTTGTTCTCTTACTTGTTTCTCAAAGTTCTTAGCAACTTGTAATGAATTATCCTCAACAGTTAATTTCATCTTATAAGTTGGAGTCTATGTAATGGTGCTTTTTCTACATCTGCAATAGCATTATTATCATCAGTATCATATTCAACACCATCTCTTAGTATATCTTCCATTTCAGTAGCATACATTTGTTGGTAGTGTTTCATCATTACTTGAAATCTATCTTGGTTATCGTTTGAATTAAATTTTGTAAGTTGTGGACAAGCATAAAATCCTATTACTCTAAATACACTTGCTCTTTTAAATTGTGCATCTGTTAATAATGTTGCGTTCATTTCATTTGAATTTAAAATAGAAATATCTCTGTAAGTAGTCTTTGCGTAAATTGGAAACCATTTAATTCTT